TAAAGTGGGCAAAAAGAGTTGAGGGTATATATGAAAGAGATCAGACTTCTAAGATAGAAGTAATAGGCTCCCCTCACCCACTAAAAACAATGATACATCGTGAATGGACTGTGGCAGGAACTACGGTTGAAGACTTTGCAAAGTTCATTCGTGAAAAGTACACTATTAGTCAACGTATTGCTAGTAGATTAGTAATTCTTATTGACGGGGAACTAATCCCTAAAGATAAGTGGGCTACTACAATATTACAAGCAGATCAAAAAATAGCTTATAGATCAGTTGCCGAAGGTAAAGAAGGCCTTAGAATGCTTCTTGTTATTGCAATTGTTATTATTGCGGTTGAAACAGGGTTTGTATTATCAGGTGCCGAAGGGCTTACAGGCGCTACAGGGCTTAGTCTAGGTACTTCTCAAATGATAGTACAAGGCGCAGTAACATTTGCTGCAGCTATGTTGGTTAATGCAATTTTACCTATTAGACCCTTAAGTCAAAATGATCCTGGTAATCCTATTGCTATGAATTTATTTACTGGGGCTAGTAATCAAGTAAATAAATTTGGGGCTATCCCAGTAGTATTGGGCAGAGTACGTACTACCGGATTAATGGGAGCTACACCTTATGTAGAAACATTAACCGATACAACCATATTAAACTTGTTAATTGTATGGGGGTTTGGCCCTTTAGATGTTAGTGATATTTGTATTGGCGCAAATACCCTGTCAAGCTACTACGATGGATTTGTACAAGACATACCTAGACCCGTTACACTAGCAGGATATCCTGTAGAAGATGCCACTACTTTTAATAAGCAATACTCTCAAGATGTAGAGCAGCATGTAAAAAACGTAGAACTAGCTAATAATGAGACTGGAAATCCTTATGTTGAACAAACATTTTTACAAGAATGTACTGGAATAGATGTAGCTTTAAGCTTTCCAGAAGGTATGCGCGGTATTCTTAGTAATGGAGATATTAGAGACGCAGTAGCTGGAGTAGAAATACAATTAGGTACTTGGAATAGCTCAACAAATTCTTTTGATTTTGGAAGTACTCCCCCATATACTTTAGGCAATCCTTCTAGTAGTAATCCTAATCCAGCAGCTTATGTTAATGTAATTGCACCTAGTTATTATGGTACAATGCAGTATGATGGTGAAGGCGGGTATTATAATAGTAACACCCCTTTATATAGATACACTACTTATGCCATGGTTCCTGGAGGTAGTATAGCTAGAGTAGATGGTGCTGCTACAGATATACTAAATGCCGACGCTAGCTTAAACTTAGTAAATATGTATAAAGCAGGTTCCTATGCTAATTTAGTAACCTCAGATACTACATATAAACATATACCTCAACTACCTTCTAGCTATTTACCACTATATACTGTTTGTACCTATGGAGGTACAGGAATAATCTCTACAGTATCTCATTTAAGTAATTATCTTAGTTATACGGGACTAGAGTTAACTAGTTCGGCAATACAGAGTACTGCAATAGATGGTGATGGTGGTTCTTATACAGCTAACTCAGGTGCTACAGAAATAAGTATTTCTGCAGGTAATATTTCTCAAACTGAAGCCGCAGTACCAGATAGTGGTGTAGAAGTAGAAATATTTAAATCTAGAAATTATGCAGGCATGTTTACTTCAGGCCCTAATGGAAACTGGTGTTCATTTTTAAATGATAATGGAATGTGGTATGGTGGTACTGATAGTTTAGATATTAGTCAGGCTATTACTTTTCCATATTCAGGATACTATAATATTGAAGGTGCTGCAGACGATTCTGGATTTGTTAAGATTAACGACACAATTGCTTTAACTATGCCAGGATTTAGTTATGTTTCATCTGCATTACACTATGTAGATGCAGGAACATATCAAGTACAGTTACTTGCAACAAATACAGGCGGACCTAAAGCGGCCGCTTGTAGAATTACATATACGGCTAACTCAGGTTTAAATACTGTTGCTAGTACAAATACTGAACTAGAGTTTGGTTCTGTAGGTTTCTTTAATAAACGTAAAGATCCTTTTAATTTCGTATATAGAATGCGTAATTTAGATAAAGGTAGGTATGCAGTTAGAGTGCGTCGTACTACTAGCGATGTATCGGAAATAAAAGAAGGGGATAAAACTCTTCATAACTATTTTAGAGCAATATTTTTCACTGCTACTGCTTTTGATAATACAAATCCTATGGTTAATCCACCAGGATGTTATTTAGCTAAAACTGCTATACGTGTTCAAAGTACTAATAAAGCTAATGGTAATATTGATGGATTAAATGCGATGGTATGCACTATTGCGTTAGATTGGAACAGAACTACACGAAAGTGGACTCCTAAACAAACTAATAATCCTGCTAGTTTATTCATGTATATACTTACACACCCTGCTAATGCGTTTAAAATAGATGCACAAAATATTGGTTCTTCAATAGATTTACCTGCTTTACAAGAGTGGCACGAATTTTGCGATCCTATAGATCCAGCGGCTTTAAAATTAACTTATAATAATGTTATAACTAATGCAAGCAGTATTTTAGATATATTAAGGGATGTATGTGCTGCAGGTATGGCTAGTCCTGCCTACATTGATGGTAAATGGTCCATAGTAGTAGATAAGCCTCGTAGTCATACTACACAATATTTTACTACACATAATAGCTGGGGATTTGAGTCTACAAAAACATTACCTAGAATACCAGATGCGTTCCGCATTACTATTCCTGACGAAAGTAAGGCGTACCAAGCTAATGAGATATATGTTTATAACTATGGTAAAGATGCAACTAACGCAAAATTATTTGAATCTATTCCACTGCCTGGAGTAACTAATATTGCTCAAGCTACTCATTTAGCTAGATGGCATTTAGCTCAATTAAAACTAAGACCAGAACTATATACTTTAAGTACTGACTTTGAATACTTAGTATGTACTCGTGGAGACGTAGTAAAAGTTACTCACGATGTTCCGTTATGGGGTTTAGGTAGTGGTAGAATTAAACAGATAGTTGATGGTAATACTCTAGTATTAACAGAAGATTTGTTATTTGAAGCCGGTAAAACTTATACTATCTTAATCAGAACTGCTAATGTTAACGCACCAGACGGTGTAGTTAAAACTATTGCTCCAATTACAACAACAGGTTGGACTAATACTATTGATATAGTTGGTACTATTAGTGCTGGAGATCAAATAGAAGTTGATAACCTATTTATGATTGGTGAGTTAAATAAAGAAACACAGCAATTAGTGGTAGTTGGAATAGAGCCTACATCTAGTACTGGTGCAAGATTAACTTTAGTTGATTATTCTCCAGAAATTTACACAGCTGATTTAAGTGGATTACTTGTATTTAACTCCAATACTTCAACTAATAGTAATTATGCTGTATTAAATACTATTAAATATGCTCCTATTATTAATCAGGTTACTAGTAGTAGTGCTCTAAGCGAAGAAATTAGTTCAGGCACATACCAAAATATATTGATTATTAGTTTCTCTAATCCTTCTGGCTTAACAAAAAATGCTGAAAAGATCGAAACTCAGTTAATAGCCTCCGATGCAGAGTTTCAAGGTTCTAGTCCTGGTAATAATTATATAGTTAATAAAGAGACTGCAAGTCTTACTATACCTGGACTTCAAACAGGTAGAATCTATAAATTAAGATCTAGATATATTAGTGCTAACGGCAGTAATGTTGGTCCTTGGTCTAGTATTTATTATAGCGTTAACTCTGGTAAAAACATCAATTCTTATGTAGCCCCTACAATCTCATTAGATTTACAAGGTACATATATTATTGCCAGTCCTACTACTGATTTAAATAAACCTGCTAATTTTAAAACTTATGAATATAGGTTATATAAAGATAGCGGATTAGAAGACTTCTGGGATTTAGACCCTGTTGCTAATAATATACTAGTAACTCAAAGTACTGTAGAAGGTAGGTTTAATCTTACCCAAATGCCCCTACCAAGAATCTCTGATGCAGGTATAACCTACAGAGTAGCTTGCAGAGGGTTAGATAATACTAATAATTATAGTGCTGATAGCGCGCTAGGAACAATAGTTGTTGCAACTATTAAATAAAGGATAAACATGTCGGCACATTTATACCCAGGGATAAAATCATTACACCTGGTTTTAGATACGCCATACGATTTAATTAGGACCAACGATGTTAGAGATGACATCGTTGGTGTTAAGGTATGGTTTTCTACAACTATGGGATTCGACCCTAAATTGAGTCAAGGTACTCTTGCTTTCGATGGTTTAAGCCTTTCAATTGCAATACCTAACTTAGATACTAATACGCAGTACTATGTACGCTATGCGTTTATTAGCGCAATCGATCCAGATACTTATACTATATCTGCCGAAATGACAGAAACAGTATATGATGAAAATACTAGTGTATATGGTTATTTAACCAATGACCCTACTACCATTGCTACTGCTGCAGACGGTAGTGGCGGTAATTACAATCTAACAAACGGTACTTTTAAAGTATATAACTTAAGCCAAGATATAACTACAGGTAATGGTGTTGTATACGGTATTGTAGCAGGAACTGTTTTTGGCGGTATTACTGCTACAATTAGTAATGAAGG